ATGACTACTGCAGAAAGCTTCATCAAAAACTTCATTGATGACAATTTTGAAAACCCTGAAGTACAACAACTCTACAAGGAAGCAAAGCTTGGGGAGGACTCTTTCAAAGAAAAACTTGCAGAATCTTACCTCCAACTTTACAGCCACAAACAGTCACCGGAGGTCTTCTACAGCAGTGAAAAGCAGAGCTATATCACTGGCGGAGGCGCATCCAGCCTATTTCCAATCACCAAAGACATTAACTTCGGAATAGCTTCATTCCATATCGTTGTGAACCAAACGAGCAGCGACGGATACTCTGCCGATGTTACTTCAAAGATTTTGGGTTTTAATGTCGGCACATCCAGAATGTCCTTCGAGAATGGAACGCTCCATCGTGCAGAAGAGATTGGAGGCAGCGCCCTCGGAGCGAGTTATGACGTAAACCTAAAGATTATTGGAGGCTTTGGCCTCCAACTTGAAGCTCATGTATGGGTTAAAATTCCCATCGTAGGCAGGAAGTCCATTGATTTCGGCCCAACCTGGGTTATTTAGTCAGCAGTGAAGAAGACCCCATCAGGCAAATGGTTTGGTGGGGTCATCAAGAATTAAGTGCCTGCAGCACAGGCCAAGCGCTTCCGCTCGTAGTCCTGCTGGTGTTTTTTCAGCTCAGGAAGAGGACCATCCATATCGGCCTGCACCACTAAGTCGGACAACACCCATCCCAGTGCCTCTTAGGCCTTGAAACAGGTTTCACTGGCGGTGCTGCGAATACCAGGGCGGTACCGGTCCAGATCGCCAAAAACCTCAGTCACCTGGTCAACACTCGAGGCCTGCAACGCGTCCAGCATCCTCTGGTGCAGGTTGTCCATTAGTTCGACCTGGGCGGCCGAGTCAGCCACCACAACACACGAGACCATCAGTCCGACCGCAGCGGCCATTCCCTTGAGCCAGTTCATACGTCCCTCTCTTCACAGTGGGGCCTTCGGCTGCGACCGAAGACCCAGTCAATCAATGCCCCCTGAGAGCGCACGCCAACCGCAACAGGTCCAGTTGGTCCTGCTCGCTCATCTGGCTAAGGCAGATCAGCAGGGCGGTGAGCACGATGGGGTCAATGGGCCTATACATTGGTCTACTCCTTTGACAGGCCACCCGGCGACACGATGTCACCGTGATAGCAGCCCGGGAGTACCCCATTCTTCACATAGGCCCGCGTGCCAGAAGCAGAAATCCACGGTAGGTCGCCCGGGATTTTTTTCCCTGCTGGCGAGGTGTCCTATTTGCTTGTACGACGCGACTCAGTTGACTCTGAGATACCTCGCCCCACCCGGAGGTATGCTATTCGGTCTTCTTCCTCCATGGACTTGATGTACCTCAGCACATCAAGTTCCTCCTGACTGAGTGACTCAAGCTCTGCAGGCTGGCGACGTCCAGTTATAACGTAAAGCACATCAACCCCAAACGCATCGGCCGCAGCGAGATACAAAGCATCAGGGCTCCGTTCCCCTTTTTCGTAGTTGTATTGGCTGTTCTTCGACACATTCAGCTGGGCAGCAAAGTCCGTCTGGTTCATACCCAGCCGTTCCCGCTCCTCCTTCAGCCGTTCTCCGATTCCCACATACGTCTCCAAATGCGCTTGACTTTCCATCATTCGTAGGAAAAACTGCGCATGAATTCACACGAAATCACACGAAACGAGACTATGCACAACGCCTACCCCACCGAGCAAGCGTGCGAGAAAGCGCGCCAGCATCTGGCGAGCCAAGGGCTTTCGGCCAGGCAATGGGCGGTGAAGAACAACCTCACCCCCTCGACCGTGTACGCCGTCCTCAACCGGCAGAAGAAGTGCCTGCGCGGCGAAGCCCATCGCGCGGCTGTACTACTCGGCATCAAAGACGGCGTGATCGCACAGTAATGACCACTGCACTGGGGGGACACCAGAAGATGAAACGCCCGCTCCTAGAAACGCGGCGCCAGGTGGTCAGCGCGATCATCGGCGCCTACCCCGGCGGTCGCGAATGCGCCGCTGCCCGCCTGGGCCTCGACCTGAAGAAGTTTGACAACCACGCCTACGAGAACGCCGGCAGCAAGCCGCTCAGCGACGACCAGTTGCGCTTGCTCGAGCAGGAGGCCGGAACCACCTTCTTTCCCGAATACATTGCGCAGTTGTATAGCGGCATGTTCGTAGCGCTGAGCCAACCGGAGACACTGGACAACCTCACGCTGTACAGCCGCTCGGTGCGTGCATCAATCAAGCGGGGGGCAGTGGACCTGATCATCGCCAAGGCATTGGAAGACGGGGTGATCGAAGACGCCGAGGCCAAAGCCATCCTTGCAGCCCATGCCAGCTACATGGCCGAGCGCCATGGCGAGGTGCTGGCAGTGGTCGCTCTTCACAGTGAAGGAAGTCTCCGGTGAGACGGTCTCAGCCCTTTCCCAGCCGGGAGCGAATTTCCTTGAGAGCGGTGGCCAGATCATCCACGGCAAAACGGATGTCTTCTGCGTTCACCGCCAACGCTGGAAAGCTACCCGACGCAGTATGCGTTTGTGTCGAGCGCCCGGTCATGACTTTGACCAATTTGTCGTGGCGCTCCTGCAACCGCTCGATCAAGCGCTGTACGTCCTTTTCAGAGTGATGACCCATGGCAAACCTCAACGACCAAGCTAGAGAAGAACTGCTCAGCGTACTGGACTGTGCTCAGCAGCGGCTAGACACGCTAAGGGAAACAGTCCGTACCGCCAAGGGGACGCTGGCAGACAGCGATATCCGCATCGCAATAGGTGACGCTCTTACGCCATTGAACATCGCCTTCGAGCTCATGGAGGCCCTGTAGTCATGAGCGTCTACAAGCTTGTCTGCCCCTGCTGCCACAGCCGGATGCGGATCCGCTCCTCCGAGGGCCAAACCCCGTGCTTCCGCTCGATGTACGCGCAATGCACAAACGCGCTCTGCGGCGCCACCTTCACCGGCTCCCTGAGCTGGGACTACCAGCTCAGCCCCTCGGGCCTCGAGCGGCCACTGCTGGTGCTCCCCATGGCGCCTTCGAAAACCCGTCAACTGGCACGCCGCGACCTCGCGGCCGCAACCAACCAGTTGGACCTGCTGGACCACATGGAGTGCATGCAATGAACTGCACCAACGACTACCGCAGCACCATGCAGCAAGCCGCCGCAGCGTACCTGCAGGCCAACGCCAACCAGTATCTGTCCTCCGGCTCCGACCGGTTGTTCGATGCCTGTGTCAACCATTTGGCCAAAGGCCTCGAGGTTCCCCAGTTCATGGCCGAGCAACTCGCCCAGCGCGCGTGGAATGAAGTCTTCGCGGGGCCAGATCCTATCTGGCTGGGTATCGACTGGGGCCAGGGAGACGACGAGGTGGTTTACCTGATCGACACCCGCAATCACTGCCGCTTCCCGATCCCGGCCCGCTATCTGCCCGCGCACCTGCTCAAACAGCGCCCCCAGCACACCCAGTAATCCCTGAAACACGCCCTACCCACTGCCGTGGGTTTGGGGAAGTTACGCCCAGAATTCGAGGTATCACCGCCATGAGCGGCCACATTTCAATCACCGTCGAAGTCGACCAGAACCAGGCTGAGAAGTACCTGCTCTGGCTGGTCAGCCAGTACGAAGCCGCCATGGCCGAGTGCTGGTACGACGATCGCTACCGCTATACGCCGCAGGGGCTGCGCGGCAAGCGCATCCTCGAGGACCGCCCACACATTGCTGGCATCTGCCGGACGATCCGCGAACTGCGCAAGCAGGTTCGGGGGCGCGCATGAAGGAAATGGACCGCGAGCTCAAGGCCGACGTGCTGCGCCGCCTGCAGGATCAGTACGGCCTGACGCCGATCAAGGGCACGAAGTACATGCGCAAAGGCGAGTGCCCGACGTGCGGCAAAAAGGAGCTCTACACCCTGGTCGACAGCCCCTGGTTCATCCGCTGCGGGCGCGGCAAGTGCGGCGACACCTGGCACATCAAGGAAATCTACCCGGAGCTCTTCGACGACTGGAGCAAGCGAGCGCCGGCCACCGACAAGGAACCTGCAGCCTCGGCCCGGGCGTATCTGGCGCACGCCCGCGGCTTCGACCTGGCGCTGATCGATGGCTGGTACAGCCAGGAAAACTACTGGGACCGCGACCTTGAGATCGGTAGCGCGACAGTACGCTTCCCGCTGAAGAAAGGCGGCTACTGGGAACGCCTGATCGATCGCCCGAGCCGCTTCGGCAAGAAGAAGGCCCGCTTCAAGCCGGGCGACAGCCCGCGCGGCGTCTGGTGGTGCCCACCCAGCGTCGACCTGCAGGAGGTGAAGGAGCTGTGGATCGTCGAAGGTATCTTCGACGCCATCGCGCTGCTGCACCACGGCATCGACGCCGTGTCGGCCATGAGTTCCAACGCCTTCCCCGAGCAGTCTTTGCGCGAACTCGCGACAGCCCGTGGCGGCAAGCTGCCGAAACTGATCTGGGCGCTGGACAACGAACCCGGCGCCCACAGGTACACCCGGCGGTGGGTGACCGAGGCGCGCGCCCTGGGCTACGTCTGCGAAGCGGCCCAACTACCGCAACGCAACAACCGCAAATTCGACTGGAACGACCTGCACCAGCGCTGGATGTTCATCGATGACGCGGCCGAGCGCGTCGCGCAGATCGAGAAAGACCTCAAGACCGCGCGTCATGAGGGCGCGCTGCTGATCGCCGAGAGTGCCGCCGAGAAGGCCCTGCTGATGTACGACTGGGGCAAGCGCGGTGAATTCCACTTCCGCTTCGCCAACCGCCTCTACTGGTTCAAGCTGGATATCGAGAAGTTCAACAAGGCCATGCAGAGCCTCGAGGACAGCGACAACCACGACGACCAATTGCTGAACCAGAAACAGATGCGCGACAAGGCCCTGCAGCAAGCCGGCGGCGTCGTGGAAATCGCCAACTGCTTCCCCCAGGCCCTGTACTTCCAGCGCAACGAGGTCACAGACGAGAGCTGGTACTACTTCCGCATCGATCGCCCCGACGACGAGAGCGTGAAGAACACCTTCACCAGTGCCCAGGTCGCGGCGGCCAGCGAGTTCAAGAAGCGCCTGCTCGGCGTGGCCGCCGGTGCGATCTTCACCGGCAGCGGCGCGCAGCTTGACCAGATCATGAAGCAGCAGCTCACCGGCTTGAAGACGGTGGCCACCATCGATTACCTGGGCTACAGCCGGGAGCATGCCTGCTACGTTCTGGGCGACGTGGCGGTGCGCGGCGGCGTGATCGAGAAGGCCAACGCCGAAGACTTCTTCGAGTTCCAGAAGCTGCGCCTGAAGACCCTGCAGCGCTCGATCAAGCTGCAGATCGCCACCGACGCCAAGGACTACCGCCCCGAGTGGCTGGACTGGCTGTGGACCTGCTTCGGCGCCAAGGGCCTGGTGGCGCTGGCATTCTGGTTCGGCTCGCTGTTCGCGGAGCAGATCCGCGCCGAGTTCCAGTCCTTTCCGTTCCTCGAGGCCACCGGCGAGGCCGGTGCCGGCAAGTCCACGCTGATCACCTTTCTGTGGAAGCTGCTCGGCCGGGCGGACGAGGAAGGCCAGGACCCGTCGAAGATGACCAAGGCGGGCCTGCGCCGCTGGCTGACCCAGCTGTCGAACATGCCAATGGTCATGCTCGAGGCCGACCGCAGCGACAACAGCCGCGCCGGCGCCGCCGCCAAGTCCTTCGACTGGGACGAGTTCAAGCCGCTGTTCAACGGCCGCGCGTTGGGCGTGACCGGCCAGAAGACCGCCGGCAACGAGACCTACGAGCCACCCTTCCGCGGCACCCTGGTGATGAGCCAGAACGCCACGGTGCAGGCCTCCGAAGCGATCATGACCCGTATCGTGAAGCTGCACTTCATTCGCCCGGAGATCACCCGCGAGAGCCAGGCCGCGGCCGACAACCTCAACCACCTGGACGTGCTCGAGGTCAGCCACTTCCTGCTGATGGCCATCCGCGCGGAGGCCCGCGTGCTGGAGTGCTTCCGCGAGCGGCTGAAGGTTCACAGCGCGACGCTGCGCGGTCTGAAGCAGATTCGTATCGAGCGGCTGATACTCAACCACGCGCAGATGATGGCCCTGGTCGACGCATTGCGCCTGGTGGTGCCGCTGTCCGAGCACCAGCTCGCCTGCGCTCAGCAGACCCTGATGACGATGGCCCTGGAGCGCCAGGACGCCGTCAACGCCGACGCGCCCGAGGTGGCCGAGTTCTGGGAGGTCTACGACTACCTCGAAAACCTCAGCGAAGAGCCGGTGCTCAATCACAGCAAGAACCCCGGAACCATCGCCATCAACCTTAATGAGTTCGTGAAGCTGGCCGCCGACCACCGCCAGAAGGTGGCCGACGCGGCAACCCTGCGCGACCTGCTGAAAGAGTCCCGCCGGCACAAATTCATCGAATACAAGGCCGTCGACAGCGCAGTGCGCGCGGCACATGCCCGCCAGAACCCTTTCACCAACCGACCCAGCACCGTCAAGTGCTGGATTTTCCAAGCCTGACCGGCGCGGCAACGCCGGAACTGCAACCCCAAAGGAGAGACACCATGCAACTGAACGTAGAACGCGGCGCACGGATGACCGGCAAGACCATTCGCCTGCGCCAGGCCGCACGTAAGGCCGGGCAGGAAGAGCACCAGATCATCAGCGGCAGTCTCTACACACCGTTCGACCTAGAACTGTTGGTGCGCCACCGCATCAGCCACGGCGCCAAGGTGATCTGCATCGACGAATGCAGTGAGCAACAGATCAAGCACCTGCGGCACCTCAAAGGCGATATCCCCAGCGACCTCACCATCCACGCCGTTGTAGCGAACTGACCGACGACCCTCGACCCGGTGCGGCAACGCCGGGACCACAAACCGATAGGAGAGACACCATGCAACCCCTCCCCCACGACTATCTGCGGTTGATCCACGACTTCCAGGCCAGGCAGCAGGAGAACGAGGTAGCCGGCATCACAGCGTTGAAACGCCTGCTCCCGATCGCACAGCGCGACAGCGGCCAGAGCGGCGTGATCGGTCGGTTCCTGCTCGGCCTGTACAACGGCCAGGCTCACCGCTTCGACCTCACCGAGCTGCGCGGCCTCGACCCAGCGCTGTTCGATGCGTGCCTGTCCGTGCTGCGCATGGACTACGCCCCGAAACAGGAAGTGCATGAGTACTTCGAGGACGGCGACGCGATCTGGCAGGACCTGCGCAAACGCTGGGCCGCAGCATCGCTGCCGGCATAGGGAGATTGACTGTGGATGTGATCGACCAGGCCAATGAACGGGCCGAGAACATGATCCAGGCCGCCCTGGCCCAGCGGACGAACACTCGCCCGGCGCCCAGCGCCCTCTGGTGCGAGGACTGCGGCGAGCAAATACCCGAGGCTCGCCGCCAGGCCGCCCCGGGCTGCGAGTGCTGCATCAGCTGTCAGGAACTGCGCGAGCACCCCGCGCGGCGCTGAAGAAGAGGCGCCAGGGAGCGGCAACTCCCTGGCGCCGACCACCCCAAAGGAGAGACACCATGCAAGCGAATCAACCCCAAGGCGGCAACGCCAAGGCTAGCACACCACGCTATGACACCATCGTCACCTGGCCGGACGGCTGGCATGGTGGCGAACCAATCGCCACCATGCCTCTCGACAAAATTTTCGCCGACGGCGCGGTGCAGCCGCTGCTGTTCTGCTGAGGACTGCACCATGCACGACTTACTCAAGATGCTGGACAACCCGCGCAGCTTACTGAACTTCTCGCTGGCAGTTCTGGTTGCCCTGGCGGCGTTCTTCATGTTGAAGAGCGGCGCGCAAGCTGATTCGAGGCCCGTCATCGATACCCAGAAAACAGGGGGCCTCATTCTAGTCAGTCCCGAGGGAGACAGGGCGGTATGATCAAGCAGCCCCCGGGCACAATCCTGACCTTCGAGGATCTGCAGCAGCTAACCGGTTACACCAAGCGCTCTGGTGTAGAGCGGGCACTGCGTAAACAGGGAATCCGTTGGTTCTGGGGCCGTCACGGCCCTTGGACCACTGTAGAGCTGATTAACCAGGCCGGCGGGCTGCGGCCGGCGACTCAGGAGCAGTACGGCGTCGAGATTCTATGAGGCGATCCAGGAAGCACAATCCCAACATCCCCCCGCACATCGACCAGGCCGCTATCCCAGCGGCCGTTTTCTTTGACCACCGCGGCAAAGGTACCTGGTACACCCTGCACCGCGATGAGGCCGGCCGGCAGCGCCGGCAGAACATCGCCAGCAGTTCGGCCACACTGGCCGAGCTGCACAAGATCATGGAGGTGCGCAACGGCATCGACCGCGAGAGCCTGAACCACCTGTGCGAGCAGTACCACGACAGCGCCAAGTTCAAGCGGCTCGCGCCGAAGACCCAGGACAGCTACACCTGGTCTCGCGACATCCTAGTCAACATCCCCACCAAGCTCGGCAAGCCTCTCGGCGAACTGGCCGTGCGCAAGTTCACCCCCGCGCTGATCCAGCGGATCATTGATCGGATCGCCGACGAGGGGACACCGTCGAAGGCTGCCCATGCGCTGCGGTACCTGCGCCTGGTGATGCAGTGGGGGCGCAACCGCGGCTACCTGGACAACAACCCGGCCATGGGCATAGAGGCACCGGTCGAGCGCAAGCAGCGCCGCCTGCCGTCGCATGACGTGATGCAACGCCTGATCGACCGCGCTCGCGAGCTGGGCCAGCTGAAACGCGGGCAGAAGGATGCAGTGCCGCCGCACCTGAGCTACGTCATGGAGCTGGCCTACCTCTGCCGGCTACGCGGCATCGAGGTCGTCACTCTGACCGACGCCAACGAGCTGGCCGAGGGCGTTCTCACCAACCGGCGCAAGGGCAGCCGCGACAACGTCGTCACCTGGACGCCGCGCCTGCGCGCTGCCTGGGACGCTGCCAAGGCTCGCCGCTCCCAAGTCTGGAAAGCCCGAGGCACTGCGGTGCCGGTCAACCCCGAGAAGCGCTTCATCATCACCGCCGAACACGGCGGGCCGCTGGGCAAGTCTGGCCTGGACACTGCCTGGAACCGTTTCATCCGCAACGCCATCACCGCGGGCGTCATCACCGCCGAGCAGCGCTTCGGCCTGCACGACCTCAAGCGCCGTGGCATCACCGACACCCCCGGCACCAGGGCCGACAAGCAGGAAGCCAGCGGCCACCGCGACGAATCCATGCTCGACATCTACGACCTGAGCGTCCCAAAGGTCGCCCCCTCCGCTCTCTGA